GTTGCTGTGCCTGTTGGGTTTCCTGTTGGATCTGCTCTTGGCTCTTAACGAGTCCATTGAGGTCGAGTCCAAGTGCACTTGCTCTCTTCGTGAGATACCCCTGCACATTGAGGTATTGAGCGAGTGCCTGTGGTCCAAGGCTGTCCTTGACACCCACAACAAACGCATCGAGTTTCTGTAGATCCTGTCCACGACCAAGGGCATCAAGGCCGGTGACGATGACGGGGCGAACCATGCCCTTAGGCATCTTGCGGAGTTTCTTCTTACGCAGCATCTGACCCATGACAATGAGGACGAGGGGCTGCGACAGTTCTTCGCTGAGGGTTGCGAACACACCACCCAATGATGACTCTAGCTCTGAGATCATTGCGCGGACTTCAGTAGCAGTCACACGCTCTCCCCCACGCTGTACCGCAGTGTTCAGTAGGAACGCATATCCAAGGCGATCCTTAATCCCATCCATAGTGTCTAGAGCAACCCGGAAGTCCTGGTACTTCTCGACCTGAAGAACACTCACATCGTCTGCAATGCCCTCACGGATAGCACCGTTAGGAGCATCCTGTAGGGTGCGAGCCTGTGTGAGTCCATTGGGGTTCACAAGGAACAGCATTCGTGATGCTGCCATAGAAGCCTCAACGATGCTGCGGGTCAGACCTTCAAGGCTGATCAGGTCACCGAGGTACTCCTCAACGAGACCGCGACCATAGTCCTCGTCCGATACACGGTTCCACCTGAGGACAACATAGGGCAGATCTTCAGCAGCGTAGGTAGAGCGCGAGTCTGCTACCTCGATACCGGCTACCTCTTGCCAGACATCAAACTTGCCTGATTCATTACGGCAAGCAATGGTGTAGACATCGACTTCACGGGCGACATCACCTGATTCCATGTAGACAGCAGCACGGATCTCAGGGGATAGTACGGAGAGATCAGACACTTCTTTCGTGACGATGTGGATGATGTTGTCTGAGGGATCCCGTTCAACGACATAACTCTCAAGCCCACGGAACCGCCACTTACCCTTAGGGGTCAGTTCGATCAAACCGTTGCCTGAGATCAGGAGGTGACGCATGGCCTCATACATGATGGGTCGAGTCTGCATTGACTCGATTTCATCCATGATCTCCTTCTCCATCTCGCTGAAGGCATAGTCAAGTTCACCCAAGAGATCAGCGGACTGAGCAGCCCGGATGGTTTCCCGGTTGATGGTGAAGCGGAAGAAGGGGGTATTCGGGGGGAGCAGCGAGAGCAGCAGTTTGGCTGCTAGGTTGTTGACCCCTCGGGCTCCAAGGCTGTTGTAGGGGGTAGGGAGTGCCGAGGCAGATCCTGTACCGGCGGCTGGATACATATATGGCAGCGTCAGTTCAGAGCACTTACGCGCCCGAAGGACATAGGAGGAACGCTCCCCATCCAAACGGTTCCACTTCTCCTTAGCCGAGTAGTCCATCATTTAGTAAGCCCCAGGGATGTTGGCGCCGGATCCATTGTTCGTCGGGCGGTTCAGGGGGATCGTCAGGAGATCCAACCCGAAACCACCGGGCTTGCGCTTTGCCATGGTTGCTGCCGTAGCCTTGAAGGATTCAGCCATCTTGACGGGTGCCGGTGGCGGTGGTGGTGATGGTTGTGGCTTCGGGATCGAGGGCATACACATGGTTATTTTTCCTGTTGTTCTTTGAGCTTTAGTTCGAGGAATTGGATCACTGACCAACTCCCAAGGCGATGCCATATAGCGCGGTCTTCATCATCCAACCGAGGGATGGGTAGAGGGAACCGCGCCTTCAAGGCAACGATCAATTGGGGATTGATTAGCGGGATTTCAGTATCCTTCATTCCATAGGTACCAATCCAGGCAGGATGACCTCGCCGGTGTCGTTCAATTCCATGGGCAAAGTGTTCTCCCGGATCCGGTTGAGAGTCCATTGGTAAGCCGCAAGGTTCCAACGGGCAGCCTGTAGATGGGGCTCATCCCGGTGACCAATCATGTACTTAGTCAGATGCCGTAGGCCTGAGTCGAGGTAGCGCGATAGGGGCTGCCCCTTCTCCCAGTTGCGATCCCCATACTTCTTGGCACCTAACTCCATGTACCGGGCATCTGCTTCGATGATCTCCCAAGGAAGTAGATCGAACCTGCCCTTCCCCTCCCGTGTATCCCGGCGGCTACCCGTGTTCCACTCCTGCCGCTTACCACTGTCCTTCAGGCTGATCCCTGCTATCTGATGATCACTCATTCGACCACCGAGTGCCTTCCGTAGTGAACTAACTTGGGGGCCTTAGGTTCCACTCGGATGTCATCACCACACCCAAGGTTCACCAGGCGAACCTCAAGCTCACGGATCCGAGCAAGGTGCTTCTTCTCTCGTTCCATGTGGTAGTCGAGTTCAGCCAGGATGTCGGACACCAGGTTGTCTGAGACAACCCCTGACCGCCGACTGTCTTCCACACGCTCAATCAATGTTTGTTTCTTTGGCATTAGAACGACCACCTCCGGAAGAAGCACAATGAATTGAAGATGATGCAAAACACCACCACCTTTAGGACAAAGATGGCAGACTTAACCACGATCAGTTGAGCATTAGTTTTCGCAGACATTCAAGATCCTTTCAGTAATCGGGTGAACTGTCTTTAACCCACCACAGCAGTGCTCCACATAGAGCGAATATGACGAAACACACACCTACATCGAGTACCAACTCAACCACGGCTTGGCTCCCATAAACGAACGCGACCCGTCTTCTTGACATAGTCACCCTTGCGAAGGATGTAGGCACACCGGGCTTGAGTAATGGCTACCGATGCTGAGAGCCCTGCTTTCGCATAGGTCTCCACAACACCTGCCCAACCACCTTCATCAACGATCTTCTCTGCCCGCACTGGACCAATACCCGGGCACCCTGGGTACCCATCGACTCTGTCGCCGGTGAGCGTTTGGATCAGATGGGTTCTGTTGGCATCCGCAGGGGTAACCGTGATCACACCGGCATCAGGGTTGTTGGGGTTGAACCAACGACCGGGGATGGTCTTCATGTCCTTATCAGCGGAGACAATGATGGACTTGGTCTTGCCTGTGGCATAGATGCCCATGACATCATCAGCCTCAAGGTTCTTCCAGGTCTGGCAAGGCCAACACTCGTTGATGTAGGCGCGAAGCTCCAAGAAGCAGATGGGCTTACGGGTTGCCTTACGATTTGATTTGTACTCCGGGTACACACCCTTTCGGAAGTTTGTGTGATCCGTAAAGCAGACTGTGTAGGAGTCTCCCCCAAGTTTCTCAACGAACTCCACGATGTCTACATCAACCCGACTCTTAGCCTCAGCGAAGTCTGAGTGGAGCGTGAAGAAGTCATCACCCCAGTTGATCACCTTCTCTACCGAGGCGGCTGCTGTGTATGCGAGGATGTCACCATCGATAACAATATGTGTCTTCATTGCTCGTCCCTACCATCTCGCTCTTCAGCATTCGTAATCATGTTCCGCACTCGCATTGAGAGCATCTCAGTCATCCCTAGCATCTCGGGAGCACTCCCATTGGTTTCCATAACGATTGCATAGGTGGTCTTGGATCTGTTCTGGTACCCAAAGAACACGAAGCAATCCATGCGCTTATCGATCTCTTCGAGTAGTTCTGTGGTGCTTGCAAGTTCAAGGTCTTTCATGGTTGTCCGTAGTCGATTCTCTTAAGGGATTTGATTCGTCGCATGATTTGCCTCCGTTGTTCTGACCCTGGAGGCCAAGTGCGTATCTGCGTCATCAAGGATGCCTGTGCTTGTTTCTCGATGAGGTACGGGGAGACCATCAGGGCAGCGTTGATTGCCTTGTCTCCATCGATGACCCACTCCCAGGCTGTACGGGCGCGTGGGTTGGTTGTGGACTTGCGGCGGATGCACCCACCCCATTCCTTCTTGAGCGCAGCGAGTACCCCAGGAAATGTGTTCGAGACACATAGGCGCGGGCTACCTTTGCGGTAGAGCATGAAGCATCCTTCACCATCGATATAGCCAGCCAGATAAGCAATCCAATTGCTCCTTTCAATGAGTCTCGGCCCATGTAGCCCCGGTACGGAACTCACCATCGAGGGCACACCGGAAGCCAAGGGTTTCCCCTGCTGACTTGATGCAACCAACGGCATTGGTGCCAATGATTTCTTCGAGACCCCGACGGCATTCGATTTGGAACTCATCATGGATCCATCCGATGACTGCATAGTCTTTCCCCCATTCGAGATTTTTCCAGGACATATTCTGAACGAAGTGCAAGAGTGCTTGCTTCATAATGACTGCACCGGCAGACTGAAGCAAGGTGTTCAATGCTGCGTGTTCTGAGCGGATAGGTAGATGTCTGCCATCGAGACCAATCAGGTACCCACGCTTCGATGCTGCTGACACACACTCCTTGAGAACCTTGTAGGCACCCACCTTCTTCTCGAAGGAACCCCGGAGCCGCTTGCCCTCCTTCACGCCACCACCCACCGTCATGCCTAACTTGAGATCACCGGCTCCGTAGATCATTGCGTAGATCAGAGTCTTGGCGATGTTCCGCTTCTCTTCAAGATCTGCATTGTGCTTGTCCCGCTTAGTCCCTGGTGCAACGATGCCGAAGGCGATGGCATTCGTCCAGTGGATATCACCATTGAGTACAGCCTTGCTGTAGAGACCATCGTCATAGGCATGGAGGAAGTGGGATAGGCATCGAAGCTCTAGCCCCGAAGCATCAGCACCAACGAGTACCCAGTTGGGGCGTGGTCCAAAGAGGCTGCGGCACTCCTTGCCATAAGGTGACCTTGAGGCAGGAACCTGCGCCATGTTGGGCTTACTGTGGGTTGCTCTGCCGGTGACTGCACCATTGGTATTGATGCGGCCATGGATGACTCCATTGCGGGACAACTTCACCCATGCTTCCTCACCCTCACCTATCTGCCCAAGACGCTTCACGATCAGTAGGTACTCACATAGAAGTTTGGCTTCCGGATAAGGGAGCTTTGAGAGCACAGCCTCATCGATCTTTGGTTGCCCTGAAGGAGTCACCTCCTCCGCTTGCCACCCGTAGAGTTCATTAAGACCTCTCGCAATGTCCATACGAGACCCTGGGTTGAATACAGCGGTCTTCACCTTGGTCTTCATCTGAATCATCTTGGCTGGGAACACCTTCACCAACTGTTCCTTGAGATCCACCCGCTTGATCAGTAGTTGCGCGGTGAGCCTGTCAGCACCAGGGCGATCAAAGTGCCACCCTGCCCGCTCAATGCGTTGGCAGATCCGAGCGACCCCTAGTTCCAATTCAACTGCCTTCGGTGCAGGACCCTGTGCAATCAGGTGCTGATAGAGAGCAAGGGTGACCTTGGTATCTACTTCGCAGTAATCCTGCATCTCCTGAGTCCATGCTGACCAATCAGCGTTCTCACCGTAGGTGTCCTTCAGGAGCCCAAGACGCTGCCCCCATGCCTTGAGGCTGTGGCTACCAATCAGTTCCTTGTTGAATCCAACACGCTTCCAATCGTCATTGCGGAGGTCTGGGTAGACCAAGCGAGAGAGTGTCAGGGTGTCAAGGATCTTCTTGGTTGGAATGAACCCAAGGAGTTGTTGAAGGATCGGTAGATCGAAGCCAATGATGTTCTGACCAATGATGCAAGAGGCTTCTTGGAGAACCTTGATGGAAGCACCATGACCTGAGGCGAGACTCGTAGATGTAATGATGGCTCCGGTATTCGCATCACGGGTGACGATGCACCAGATCCTTGTGGAGGCATCGAGTGAATCGGTCTCGATATCGAAGACCACAGAAGTGTCCAAAGTATTTGGACTATTGCTCATGGCTCTTGCTTTGCGGATTGATCCATGTTGGTCAACTAATTATAAGTGACGCTTCTGTCTATGCAAGGGATCAATCCCATCGATTTCCATGGGATTAGAAGGGAGCTTCTTCGACCTCTTGAGCAGGATCGAACATCACACATTCAGTCAAGCGACCTGTTTCCTTGTCGTACTCCAGTGCCATGCAGCACCCTGTCTCACCTGTGTAGCGACACTTCAGAACACGCACTCTCGTTTGGTTCTTATTCTCGCCCTGTTGGTTCCGCTCAAGGGCGATGACTGAATCACTCAGTTGAGCAATACTCTGAGATGACCTGAGGTGTGACAGACTTACTTCACCGCCCTCTTCATGGCTGCGCCCATCGATACGCTTCAGGTGGCACACAACAAACAGGGTGATACCTGTCTCCTCCACCAGGGTGCGAAGCTTGGTCATCAGGTTGTCCAACATCCGCCGCTCATCACCTTGCCCATCATTGAGCCCGGATACTGCAATGGATATGTGGTCGAGTACTACAGCCTTGCACCCAAGCCCCTTACCCATGTAGCGGATGCGGTCGAGGAGGTTCTGCCCCTCGGTACTCCCGAAGTGGTCATAGAGGAACACCTGTCCAGCAGCGAAGACCTTATCGAAGGAGTCCCGTAGTTCCTTCGGGTCAGCCCCGAGGTGGAGCCGCTTGTTCGCTTCGAGACTCATCAGGCCAATGGCGGTACGCGCTACGGATTCCTCAAGGGCGATATAGCCCACGGGGATCCCTGCTTTGATCAGACTGAAGGCGAGTTCACGGCAGAACTGGCTCTTACCTACACCTGTACCGGCGGTAACTGTGACGAGTTCCCCTGGGCGGATCCCATGGAGCATTGCCGACAGAGGAGCCCATGGGTATGGGATGCCCTCGGTTGCATCGAATGCTTGGATGCGCTCCCAGATGTCGTTGGCTGAAACGATGCCATCAGGGCGGAATGGTGGTGCTGTCCATATGGCATCAATCAGTTGCTTCGCCTTACCACCCTTGAGGCACTCGTTGGCATCCTTCAGGGGCAAGCGGGCTATGAAGGCTTTCCCGGGACTCAATACCTTGGCGCATTCCTTGGCAGCCAGTTGCCCTGGTTCATCCATATCAAAGGCGAACACCACCCGGTCAAACCCTTCCAACCAATCGAGGCTCTTCGCTACTGCCTTGGGTGCCGATTGGGCACCATTGGGTACCGATACCACAGGCCACTTGTGATCCTGCATCTGAGACAGGCTCATGGCATCGATCTCACCCTCGGTCACTACCACCATGCGCCCACTACCGGCGAAGCGGTGTTGCCCAAAGAGCACCATTTGAGTGGCATCACCCAGGATACGGAACTGCTTGTCAGCGGTACGGATCTTCTGAGCAATGATCTCGCCTGATGCGTTGCGGTACTGCGCTACCTGTACGGGTACACCAAGGTGCTCACCGATACCGTAGTTCCATGATCGGCAGGTTTCCTCGGAGAGACCTCTACGCTCAAGTGTCACATACTCAGTTTCAATCATTGCTGCGAAGTCCTTCCGCTGTGGGGTGGGTAGCGCGGTAGTTCCATCACCACGCTCATGGTGTTTGCATCCAAAGCAGAATCCGTGACCATCGGAGTAACGCGCTAGGTTGTTCTTGGAGCCACAGGCCGGACAAGGTTCATGGCGCAAGAAGGAAGCTTCAGTCACGGAACTGATCTCCTGGGGTAACTACTGCCACTCGATCACCGTTGATCCAAGTGCAGGACACCGTTTCACCAAGGTGCTTTACGAGTGCCAAGGCATCCTCGCGGTACACGGGTAACCACTTCTCCGCAGTATGTGATCCTTTGCCGGTCGCCCCGGCTAGGAGTCGACAAATTGTCACACCGGCACCGTAGGGGTAGTCACCTTCAAGTGCGTAGAACGACACTGTGATCAGTTTCCCGCCACCTCGGTACTTGATGATGTCTTTCATGCTTCCAGCGCGTAGTTGGTGCGTGGGCTTGCAGGAGTGCGCGTAGGTGTGATGCGGTCATCTAGCAGCGGCATCTGCCCAACAAGTGTTGAGAGGAAGATGCGGAGTGAGCGGATCTCTACGCGATCCAAGGTTGCAAAGGTGTCTGATCCAAACTCGATCTTCAGTTCACCACTTGTTTCCGATACTTGGCAGAAGGAGGGCTGACTCGGATCATCACTGACCAACCGTGGGTTGAATACTTGCTTGTATGCCATATTGATTCGTTTCTGTTAGGTGCATCATGGAGCCATGTTGCTCCTGCTGCGCTGCTGCTAATGACTGAATGAATGAAGGGGTGTCAGATAAACGCATCATCAACAACCATTCGCCGCGATCTCTCCGCATCACAACAGCAGGAACCTTCTTGCCCTTACTGTCCTTGATGGCCTGTTCGATGAAGTCGTAAACAGCCAATGACTTCCGTAACTTCACCTCGAAGTGCAAGCCTCCGGTTCCTCCTAGGTCTGCCGAGAGGCTCCCGCTTGATTGGGCTGCCCGGAAGCAACCAGGGAGACCTAAGTGCTCCCTGATTGCATCCCGTGCATCCCGTTCCCCACGCTTCCCTCGTTCCCGGTTGTTCATCAGAAGTCTTGCGCCTTGGGTGACTTCTTCTTAGGAAGTGACTCTTGCTTAGGTTCTTCCTTAGCAGCCGGTGCTTTCTTATCCTCCTCAAAGTCTGAGAAGGTCTCCGTAGTGAAGCCCGCATCAGTCGCGCCGAAACCGAAGTCCGATGCACTGGATGGCATACCTTCGCGGAGCTCAATGATCTGTACACCACGGAGACGGAGACTCAGACCTACCCCACCGATACCTGGTTGATTCCAAGAGGTGATCTCAACAGCAAGCCGAGCGCGGCTGCCGTTGCCTACCCGGATATCACCCTCAAGCTTGGTGCCGCGAGAGTCAAAGAGTGCCGGACGCTGAACCCAAGTCTTCCCTGACTTGGTCTCGACATTCGCCCGCAACTTTGCCTTGACTACTAACTGACCCTCTTCGTTGCGGCTGTAAGGGAGCGAAGGGGATACCTTCACCTTCTTGCCACCGGAACGCTTGGTCTCTTCTTCAATCGCGGAAGCCAGTGCCCGTGCAAGGGTTGCCTCAAGGGCATCCGCATCAGCACCATCTTCAAACATGATCCGGGTGCTGTAGGTACCCGCTGCATCAAACTTCATATCCGGCTCAGTCAAGCTGGGCCAGATCAGGGTTCCTGTGGGTGTCGTTAACTGCGTATTTGCGCTCATTTGCCCTACTTTCTATATATGTTGTGCCCGATATGCATACCTAACGATCATTTTCACATTGTATGTACGAGAAGAGTATCTCGCAATGGTCAACTATTAACTACGAGAAGAAATACGGAGCATCCACCAACAACTTCGTATCAAGGGTTCCCTGGGGAGGAGCCGGTGGTAGCTCCATTCCCACGGGTAACTGAGCGTTGATCTGTCGGATCCAATCGCCCAAGGGATCACCATCGAAGGTGTCTACCCATGCTGCCCGTAGTTCCCTGTTCAGTACCGGGGCGTAAGCAGCGTGTGTCAGGTAGGAGTCATGCACGAAAGCCATATCAGGTACCCCTGCTGCTACCAACCGTATCGCTGTCTTCCGGGCTGCACAGGCATCCAAGGAGTGAACAAGGTTTGGAACGATGCCATGGATGTGCTTGCGCCTGTTGATCCGCGCTGTCTTCTTGCGGATCTGCCAGATGTTTGCCTGAGGTCCCAGGACAGTTCTGACCCGTGATTTGTCATAGTTCATGTATGACTGCTGCACAGTAAAGCCATCAGGGGTAACCCATGTGGCGTGTATCCCACTTTGAACGAGAACCTTGGCTGCCCGCTGCGCCCAACTGAGGAACGCCATGCCGCCTACACACACCTCGCTGATTGCTGGCCATAGGCTCTTGATCAGGACTCCGCAGGGGTAACTCGGATCCATCCAAGGTCCACCACGGTGCTGCTCGAAGTATGCCTCTCGTAGGTACATAACAGCAGACCGCTGCGAGATGCTGTAGGGAACAGTCATCACGACACGCTTGATGAGGCTCCGTGTGATCCCTAGTTCTGCCCATTGAGCAGCATGGTCATCACCCCGCTTGGCAGCCTCAATGATCTTCTGCTGCGTCCGTGCAGCAACAATGCTGTAGATGTCTGCGGGGACATTAGAGGGCAGCAGGTTGACGGCTGCACCCCCTACTTCATCCTTGAGGAGGAGCGAGAGAACCTGTAGGCCATTGCAGCTTCCATCGACGGCAACCATCAGGTGCGAAGGTTTACCGGCGCGGACATTGGGTACATCAAGGCACCAAGCAAGGAACGAGAAGGGATCTGCGGCATCCTTCCAGCGACCCACGGTACCCAAGGGATCCTTGGCGATACTCTCGGCTTCCCCTGAGTTGACCCATTGGCGGGCTGCTGCCTCACGCTCCGCATAGGTGCCCTTGATACCCCTACAGGCTGCCGCATGGCGCAACCAGGCTGCTGTCGCCTCCCCTGCATGAGGGATCACATGACCCTGCCCGAACTCAATGAGACCCTTCTGAAGGTCATTACCCTGGTGGGACAGACCCGTGGACTGACAGTAGAACCTGCCTCGGAAGTCCAGGCTTGAGGCATGGAAGAACCGGAGGTCACCCTCACTCGCAAACTTAGACGCAAGGCTGATGGTCTGAAGGATCCCGATGCGCCGTGACTTGATCCGCCGGTTGTTCTCGGCAACCCGGTTGGCCTCATGCCAGTACCTACGGATCTCAGCGCGTTGCTCAGGGGTCTTCTCACAGACCAAGTCGAGGATCGGAGGACGCGCAGGGAACACACCTTCGGCGTAGACATCAAGGTCACCCACGGGTGAACGGGTTTCCATGAGCCTCTGCACCACATCAAGGACTACAGCATTGACGCGGTAAGGGGTGTGTTGCACAGCATTGATAGCGGCATACACCTCAGGCATAGTCTTGATGTCATGGCACTCGGTGGCTGACTTGGTAGCCCCACGAACCAACGGGAACCCAAGACCCTCCTCATAGCCACCATCGGTTGGTGAAGACCACTTACGGGGAGGGACAACCATGGGCATCTTGATGGGGTGCAAGGCCTCACCATGCTTCATGTTCTTGTGGGCATACTCCCAGGCATCCTCGGACAGGGACAGGAGCACCACCGTCTGCCGCATACCACGCTTATGGCTCCTACGCTCAAAGAGCCCTGTTGACTCAATAGCAGCAATAGCCAGGATGTACCCCACCTTGAGGGCAGTCTCATCGTCCCAGGCAAACTCGTTGGTGATGTCCGTGAAGGTGCGGGAGACAATCTTTCGGAGCTCCGAGGCTCTCCGTTGGGTAGTCCGATGGGCAACCCATTGCTGATACCGGGCTAACCGCTTCTCCTTGTCCTTGATCCTGATGGCAGTCAGGATGGCCTCAGTCTGGATGGTCTTGGCAGTAATGATGCAGACGCGGCTGAATGTCATGGACTTAGCAGCACCATCCATGAACGACTGAAGGGCGATCAAGGCGACCCGGTCGTACTTGAGCCCAAGGTTCCTTAGGGCAGTTGCGCCTACCGAGGTTTCCCCGGGCAGAGTCTCCTCAAGGTGCTCTGTCATGGGCTGAATGGCTGCCGAGGTGAGGAGGGTTCCCCAGCCTGTCTCGGAACTCCTACCGGCATCCATGGCTACCTTAATCCGTGCATAGAACCGACGGCGACCACGCTCATAAGACTCCAGGTCAAGTTCACGCTGAGAAAGCTTCTTAGACATCCTTGTCTCCTTAGGGTTCTTAATGATTCATAATGGTTGAATAAGGCTTATCTTCAATCAGTATCAAGAGAAATTGTTAAAGCCTTTTTCCTGATCCTTAGATGATATTTTAAGCAAGGATATTCTCTCCCCAAGAGGGAAGATTTCAAGATTGATAGAAAGAAATATGCAGTTGTATTTCTTACGTCTAACCCTAGAGCACCCTTGGGTTTCATTATGTTTTCTTAAGGGCAACCAGTGCCCAGCTCTTACATAATGTCGGTATATGTAGTGAAATATGGACGGTTCGGGGCACATCCGTATATGACCATACCGAGACATTGACTGTGGCACAGTATTGGAAAGTGTGTCAAACCGCAGGGGACAGGGACAATCTTAGGGTTCCCCTGCGATCATTGACCAAAGCGATAGTCTCGCAAAGGGATTTTGAGTCCGCTGCGTCTGCCAGTTCCGCCACACCGGCTTCTCAATGCACTTTTTATTGGTGCCTCTGTGCCAATCGTGTGCCCGAAGGACACCTTTTTGACACACATTTGACACAGTGTCACCGCAGCTACACGCCGGATAGTCCATCCGCTTGTAGATGCCACTGTTGTCACACTCATAAAGAGCCAAGGGGTGCATCGAACCGCCAAGGATACACACCCTGGCGAAAGACAACAACCCCTCCGCTTGGCAGACTATCCCTGCTGTGAACGCTCAAGCATCATGACCACATCGTCCATACTCGAAGGTGCCAAGTGGGCGTACACTAGGGTCGATTGAATGCACTGGTGACCCATCCACATTTGGACCCGACGGACATCCACACCTGCCATCACTAGGCGACTCGCACAGGTGTGCCGGAGGCTGTGAAAGACCACCCCCGCATCCGTGATCCCCGCCGCCGTCGCAGCCCGCTTGAACCGCCGACTCGACTCCGTGGGACTCAAGTCCACGAAGGGTCCGGCAGACTGCCTCGGTAACCGCTCCATCACATCCCGAGCCCGCCGGGTCAAAGGCACCCCACGGCACTTACCGTTCTTCGTGAGGGTCAAGGAGATCCGGTCAACCCCCACATCCCGCCACCGAAGGTTTAATAGTTCGCTGATGCGGCACCCGGTCTCCACCGCGACCACCACCAGGTCAGCCGTCGGAGTCGATCCCAAGTGTGAGAGAATCTTGTCCTCCTCCTCATGGGTCAGCCAACGCCGCTCCTTCTTATGTTCCTTGCCAAAGGGGATCTTGGGCTTCGCAGCAATCCAATCCATATCAGCAGCCAAGTTCATCATCGTTGACAAAGCAGCCAGCCGCCGGTTGATGGTGGCCTGGGAGAGCCCTTGGAATTGCAGATCCATGACCATCTTCACGACCACGGCATGGGTGATCTCGGAGACAAGTCTCCCCGGGGAGAGAAGGGCAACCACCCTGCCCCCCACATCAGTCATCGAGTCTGTTCTGAGTCTTGACCAACGGGTCTTATGGGTGATAAGAAAAAGATCCTGTAGCGTGTGAGTCTCTTTTTGGTCAACAATTGGTGCCGAAAGAAGAACACTGGTGTCCTCACCACTATCAACAGCCAACTCAAGCCGCCGCCGCCACAGGTTTGCTTCCTTCTCAGTCTTGAAGCTTTGCCGGTACCGCTTACCGGAAACAGTAAAGGAGGCCTGATAGGAGTTACCGCGTTTCGTAAGCATTTAAGAACCTTCCGATTGATTGATTTGCAGAGCAATGGTCTTGCCCTTGGTAGTTAGGAATAGCAATACTTGCCGCCGGTCAGCGGGATCTTCTTCAGGACGAATGAGGTCAAGACCCCAACGCCCTGCTCTCCCTGGGCGAACGAGGTTCTTCCCGAGGAGCGAGACATTGCGTGAGACCGTAGATGTTGAAACACCCATGACCTCTCCGATGTCAGCCATGCACAGCGGCTTCCCCCTGAGGTTGGACTCGGCAATTAAGCAGAAGATCGCGGTTGCCAGCACCGGGATATCTTCGTTCTGAGTCCTCATTAATGCACAATTGCTCAGGAACTTCTTGATCGGCTGTGTATTGTTGACTTTGGTTGACATAAGGAACAGTATCCCCTGCGCGGGAAGTTGCGTCAAGCCACTTGTCCCACTTATGGAAAACATTTATGTACAGAGTCCAGCGGTGGATTTCAAGCTCGAAGTGGAGCCAGGAGATACTTTGGTGAGTTATAAGCACTTGCATTAGTAGACCCTCAGAAGAAGTTCGCCACGGAAATAGTTCACACTCATACGCAGACCCCCAGCCTCCACGAGTGCCCCCACTCGTCGCAAACCCAAACCCTGGATAGCAGCCATACGGTGCTCCCAGCGAGGCCCCAAGATGCGTGCTAACTGCTCAGCACCAATACGAAACTCATTGACATCCCAAGATTTCAGCATCTCCTTGCGGATTGCTCTATCAAGGACTCGTTCGGTGGAGTTATAGGATAATGGATCCCCTTTAGATAGAGCCCGACGGCTTCCATCAGGGAATTTTCCCCATATTTCTGCATGATCTGAGGGAAGTGAAGCCACTGCACGGGAAGTTCGGGGAACCATTACCAGTGTCCTCCCCGTGACTCCATCTCAGTCACCTTTTTTTGGATCATTAACAGGCTCTCCTTGGCCGCATCAATGCGACCCGCCTGTTCAATAATAAGGTCTGCTGCACGGGCGAACATAAGGGAATCAGGGGAAACCCCAAGGTCACCCCCCTCAGCCCTCGCTCTTGCCCGTAGGTAGTTCGCCGTCACTTCCACAATCGGATCTAGTGCCTTCATGCTCCGCCTCCTTGCGATGTAGTGCCTCAGTCAGTGCCAACAGAGCCAGTTTGTGAGCATCCAATGCTCTTTCCAGCTCCACGATTCTCCGCCGTAAATGCACATGGGTAACCACGGTGCCATCTGGATTTAGTTCCATTGCAGGGAATTGTCCTTGGTGGTCAATGATTCGTCAACGGGAATGTAAGGGGAATAGCAGAATAATTCGCGAAAAACAAAAACCCTCCCAAGGGGCGTAATCCCTGGGAGGGCCTATTGCATCTACCCTGCTATAACAGGGGATGCGTGGACGGGAATGGGTTCAGTGGGGAATCATCATAATGCTTTACGAATAGTGGCGGTCACCCTGGTGCTCTGATTCACCAGGCTTTGATTCAATCACAACAAAGTACGCCTCGGCACCATCCACCTCGGGAAGGGAATCAGAGTCTAGCCCACGCGCTTCCAACCAGTCACACTGGCGGGCACAATGGGCATTCTCGACGCGCTCCGCTTCCTTACTCTCGCGTAGTGCCACTGCCCCTACACGCGCTTCCAATACACGCGCTTCCTCAATCGACGCGCAGTGTTTATAGGAAACCAGTTTAACATCACTTCCCCACCAGCCCCCTTCCTCAGGGCCACCATAGTAGGGAATGGTTACATAGAGGGAAACAAAGTGACCCCCAAGGTAGACCGGCGGATTCACTACGGTATTGAAAGCTGCAACTAGATGGCTCATCGGTCGCCTCCCTTCAGGCGAGGGGAATCCTGACCCTCTACCCAAACAAGATCCCCTATATGCCACCCGTAGCGGAGAATGTCTAGGCCGTCATGGATTTTCCAAACAACATCAACGACTCCATCACTGGCTATTGATAGTCCCCATGTTTTAACAGTCGCTTCAATGACCGAATCCGGGGGAATCGAATCGAACCCGATAGTGTTCCGATCATCGTTAAAGCTTCGCATATCTAGGCGGTAGTGGCTGGTCATAGTAATCCTCTGCAAGTGTCGGGAATATCTGCCCTCATCAGTTCCCCTTATTACGCAAGGGGAATACGGATCATTTAAGATCCGTTTCGGGCGCGTAGGGGAATCACTCCAGCATGGCAGCGTCATCGATGGATTCGCATACCCATACGGTCACCCCTGTTAGCCATATGCGTTCCTCTTCGGTCAGTAGTTCGGGGGAATCAAGGAGCCCCAGTGCGGCCACTAGGCAACGATGGGCCTCCCAGTGATCACCTACCCATTCCCCCTTATCCACGCGGCGAAGGAGGGAATTGATGCGATCGGATACGGTAGTGGATGTGGCGCGTGGCATAGGGATATTCATGGTATCGGTTTATTCCTGTTTGGTCAATTAATTTAATGAGCAATAATGGCAATGCCGGAGCACAATCCACGGCGACCACTTGCGCCCGAGCACAAACGGCATCGGTCGCACTGGGTACGGTTTCCCCCCTCGGCACTCGCGGGACAAACCACTTCGCCGGGAATCATGGCATCAGTAGCGGAACTACGGACGCGGAAGGTGCGCCACCCTTGCGCTTGGGCTTCGGCGTGTTCCTCAGGGGAATCCACGGATGCCATGCATAGGTGCTTATGGCTAGATGCCGTGCGCCATTGGTGTGTGTAGCCCGTATAGCCCGATGCCCTTGATACTAGGGAATCCCACACATCCGCCGGAACCATTGCCGGATCCCCGTAGGCTCCTAGGCGAACGGCGCGGCCTCGAATCATGGACGATGCATCGCCTGGGGAAACCGTAGGGTAGTTGCCCGCAGCGTAACAACGATAGACGGCGTTAACGGATTTCCCTACTTCCACATAGCAGGTTCTAGGGGAATCAATGGATCCCCTATGTTTACAGTCTCCGCAGATAGACGCGTCCTCGCCGTTCGCTAGGGCATCCGTAGGTCGAATGTCACTACGGATAATGAATGTCTGCGCCATATCGCCCGTCTTGGCATTGCGGGAATGCCATACAACTATGGCGACAATGGGCGCACCGTCGATAGGGGAGGATCCTTCCCATATGACTGCCCCCGATGAACGGGGAATCTGTGGCAAGGTGATAGCGCGGGCCGTAGGCCGTTCTAGTAGTGACATTGTGCAGACTCCGAATAGATCGCCCGCATTACGCGCGGGCATCGGCGGGAATCAAAGTGATGCCCATAGGGATCCCTACGGATGGCCGTAAGGATCCGAATGGATGCCACTATTAGAAGTCTTGCACCACAACTACAGCCGATGGGTGAATCTTGGGATCATGCTCGAGCACCGTAGTAGCGTCGCGTAGTTGCTTGGGAGTGACCCCCCAAGCGCGAGCTGCTTCATCGATGGTTTCGAACTCTGACCATTCGCACCGTATAGCTACCCGGTCGAATGTAATGGGTTCGCCCGTGTCCTCCGATAGTGCGTCTAGGTGTTCCATGATTAGACGGGCACCAAACCCGGTCCATCGGGCGCATTCATCGCGTAGGAGTATGTCCATACCATCTTCGACGGATAGGTGTAGCACTACCATTACGCGCCTACTTTCATTGCAAGCATGGCCGCATAGGTTCCATGGGCTACGATTCGGTAGCCATTGCGTACCGTGTCGCCCTTACAGACGATGCGGTTTCCGTGTGAATCTGTTTGAAGCGTGTACATTCGTGAATCCCTTATAGGAGGAGTATGAATCGATTCCGCATTACGCGCGGCTCCGATGCATTCAAGTATAACGAGTACTTCGGCTAGGTCAACCATCTAGCAGGATGAAAAATGATAAATGGGCAACTATTTATAGTCGCCCATATTCCCGCCGGTGCTACCAAGTATGCCTGGGGAGGTGTGCTACCAACGATGCCTCGCCATGCGTCCCGATGCCCTACACGGGATCCATTATCCGATGCGGCGCATGGATGCCTAGCGGATTATGCTAGGTGTACCCCGATGCCTTGCCATTGACCCCTTCCATAGTCGCGCGTGATGGCGTGTATGCGCGTATTCGGGCGGGCGGGCGCGGGCGCGGGCGCGAGGCCACCGGCACCGGGGGGGAACGCCCCGGGCTCCTTGCGATACACCTCTTCAGACTTTTTCGCCAAACATTTGGGTTCCCCTTGGTTCCCCTCAAGACTCCTCAAGTGCCCCTTCGATACCCCAACCTCCAAAGAGCCTCGGCGACCCCTTCAGCTCCTTGGGCAACCGCTGACTCCTCAAGATCCGGGTAGGCAGCATGGATGATCTCATGGATGACCGTATCCAGTTCATCCTGAGGCTTCTGCCCCAGGGCTATCCTAATGATCCCTTGGGTGTAGTCACACTGTCCAGCGGAGTCCCCAAGGTTCGGTACGAACCTAAGTCCCCATTTCTTCCCTCTCACCTTAAGAGTCTTAACGGTCCTCCTCGGACTCCGAGCAGGGTCTCCGCTAGTCATCCTTTAGTCCTCTTAAGGTGTCTTTAGGTTCCTTGGTTCAGCATCATCAGTCTTCCTATCTGATCTTCTGTAGGTACCCTTAGGTATCCTTAGGTATCCATAGGTATCCTTAGGTTCCCTGGTTCATCATCATCAGTCTTCCTATCTGATCTTCTGTAGGCACCCTTAGGTATCCTTAGGTATCCATAGGTACCTGTCTACTGTCTTCTTTGTAGATTGCTGTTGTCATACCCATAGGCACCTTTAGGTACCCATAGGTACCCTTAGGTATCCCTAAGTATCTGTCTACTGTCTTCTTTGTAGATTGCTGCTGTCATGCCCATAGGCACCCTTAGGTACCCATAGGTACACAAGACCAGCGTCTAGGTCACCGAGGGGGATTCCCACTACCCCCATGGCCGCTGAACGGCATCTTTAGGAAATTAGATCATCGGGACCCTGTATAGACGCTGTTTGCCCAGCAAGGCTCCTAGGTTGCCCCAGGATCGATTCTTTCCCTTTGGGCGACCTTTGACCCACCCGAGGGGTTCAAAGGGCACCTGGGGCATCCTGCGGCTTCGTATGGACGCAGAGGCTCCTAGTGAGACCTTGTTCAGGGCTCTGCGACTACCTGGGGTGTCGATCAAACATTAGTGGCTCCCTCAAACTCACCACTAACGATTGACTTTGCAAAGTCATATGCAGATTTCACCTCGTTCATTCCCGCAGCATCAATGACAGCAGGGGCAAACCACACATCAAAATCAACCACGGGGATGGTTCTTTCATCAAGCGGACTCTTATTGTCTAGTCGGGCCTGTTCAGAAACATACCCATCCAAAAGAACTGTACCTGTCTTCTCTGTATGGTTCAGACTGATAGATCGCAGCTTCCAGTACTGCGAATAGGTTCCTGTTGGGTGCTGTATAATTTGCTGTAGTGCCATTAGGTTGACTCCAATACGGATACGATGACATCAATTCCCGCAGTCGCCCCGGCTGTAACTGTGAGGGTATCGCCGGTATTCAGTGGAATAGGTGAATCTAATACTTGGTAGGTGGATTGAATTGGGACTGCTGCTGCACGAACAATGTAGTAGCCAGTTGCTCCTTTGAACAACTGGACAGACACACTGTTGGCTAGTGTTGTACTTGTATTAGCAATATGAATTGCATTCACAATCGCAGTGCCAGTAATACCCGCATACACTGTAGTAGCAGTAGTCACTCCAACGGATGTGGCATAGTTTTTATATGCGTCTGGCATTAGGATTTCCTTTGGTATTTATGGTGTTGTTGGTTGTGTTGGCGGCGTAAAGTTGGCTGTGTATCTGGCAAATCCTTTGGTAATCCGAAGTTCGTCAATATAACCATTGAAACTTCTCGCACCGCCTGGAAAGAATTGATAGCCACCGACTCGTAATGAGGTACCAGAACGAATGAAATTGGACGATGTTGTTGACCCAATTTGTGTGCCGTTGTAAAATAAACGAACTGTGCTTCCTGAACGACAAACAGCAATGTGATGCCAAGTGTTTGTTGTGGGAACCTGACTACTAGATACAAGAGTATTCCAACCAGTTGTGCTAGATCCTAAAAAAGTCAATGTGTTATTGGCTTCGGTAATCAAAGCCCAACCTGTTTGATCTCCACCTATTGCTGAACCAATAAGACCCTGATAGCCCACATTGTTCGCATTAAACCGCCACCAACCCTCAATTGTAAAATCACCAGAATATTCAAAGTTGGTCATTTGAGTATTGATTAGACCAAAATCTCCTGTGCCATCTAGCAGCAAAGACGATCCGCCAAACTTACTTTGTGCGGTGCTGATTTTTGCATTATCTTGAGGAGTTACGGTTACTTGTGATAAACTACTATCGGTAATTGTGGTGCTGTTGTTGGCTCCATCGCAATGAAGCAAAAGAGTAACAAAACTGTAATAGTCATCACTTGAGACGATGAACAACCCCAAATCTCTCTCAATGTAATGCTTCAGACTAGGAATGGTTCCTGCCAATGTACGGCGTTGATCTGTGGTTCCTGAGTATCCGCTGTTGAGTCTCCATCGCCTCATGCTAAGAACCATCCCTTCTTTATGTCTGCTGCTGCACCTGTCGCGCCAGTTGCACCTGTTGCACCTGCAGGTCCTGTAGGTCCTGCGATAGTGCTTGCTGCTCCTGCGGGTCCTGTAGGTCCTGTTGCTCCCGTAGGTCCCGTTGGTCCTGTAGGTCCTGTAGGTCCCGCAACAGTACTTGCTGCACCTGTTGCACCTGTAGCACCTGTAGCACCTGTAGGTCCTGCTGGTCCTGTGGCACCTGTAAGTCCTGTAGGTCCTGCTGGTCCTGTGGCACCTGTAGGTCCTGCGACCGTACTTGCTGCTCCGGTAGGTCCTGTAGGTCCTGCAACAGTACTAGCTGCTCCTGTGGCTCCTGCGGGTCCTGTTGCACCTGTAAGTCCTGTAGGTCCTGTAGCACCTGTAAGTCCTGTAGCACCTGTAGGCCCTGTAGGTCCTGCGGGTCCTACTGCACCAGTAGGTCCAGCAATAGTGCTTGCGGCTCCTGTTGCTCCCGTAGGTCCTGTAGTACCTGTAGGTCCTGTAGCACCTGCGGCTCCTGCAGGTCCTGTAAGTCCTGTAGGTCCTGTAGGTCCTGCAACAGTACTAGCTGCTCCTGTGGCTCCTGTTGCACCAGTAGGTCCTGTGGCTCCTGTAGGTCCTTGGATTCCTGTGTAGTAAGCAAGCGCTGTCCATGCTGTAGTACCGTCGCCAGCCTTAATCAGCTTTGTATCAGTTTCAAATCCTAATTCGCCAACAATCAAAATTGGATTAGCAGCAGTCCATTGTGCGGCGGTACCCCGTCTTATTTGAATCTTAGATGCCATTAAGGTGTACCTCCATCTATGGTTGCGATGTTGCTGTAGTTGTCACTGGGGAAGCCGCCATCAATCATTCCTACGCCTGTATCAACAACTGCTACACCAACTGAACTAACTTTCTCATTGGCCGCGATGACAACTGAGGTCTTCGCTAAAGAAGCCGACAAGCCCTGGAGTCTCCTATTCAACAACCTAGCTTGCTGCTGTAGCTGCCTATTTGATGCCATTAGGCGAACACCCGGTATGGAATGGAGGGCTCAGGGGCAAAGGTAGGGAGCCCCTCGATCACCTCAGGGGTCAACTCGATCATGGCGCGGATGTTGGTGTGCCAACGGGTGTCACCGGGACTGGTCTGCACACCATCCCTATCCTCGGTGGGTGGGATAGGACCAATGTGGTCAATAGAGATTCCTTCAGTAGGAACCACCCTGACCTCACCTTCGTGATCTGTGGTCTCCTGGGCAAGGCCAGCAGCGATGAGGATGTCTTCCATAGCGGACTCTGTGGGGGTGCGGAGCATATAGTCCATGGTGTTTAGGGGGTCGTTAGGGTTTGGAGTTGTGTATTAGTTAGGAAAATTGGGTAGAACTTAATTTGCTTAAAGTGAGCGTTTACAGTTCCACCAATACCAATTCCAAGTGATGTTGCAGATGAATATCCAGCAGCAACTACACCTGTCGCAACAGTTCCCCCATTGAAAACAATGCTTTTATTACTTTGATTATAAGAACTAGCAACCTTTGCACTAACTCCCGTTGCAGTGCCAGTCGCATTCAAAATATTTGTTCCATCATAAGACGCTACCAATATGCTCCCTGTTGGCAAATACACAATTCTCTTTGATCCACTGCTATCGAAAGTTAATAGAAGAGAGGCAGAAGGCGTAATTCCAGAATATGTAGTTTGAAAATTACAGAGGAATGTGCCTTCTAGTGAGTTAGACCAAGAAGAGAAGTTCGTTCCGGTCATCACGCATGAGTCCTCATTCCGCGTGACCCCACTCGCACCCGTAGGGATGTAGGAGGATGCGCCGGAAGTTTCTTCAATTTGTGCGCCCCAAATATGAAGCGAGTCGTTTGTCGTTTGCCCAGAAGTACCCTTTGGGTAAAGGAACGCCTCAAACTTTCCCGTGCCACCAAGAACCGCATCTGTAGTAATGGCTACTCGCGTCCACCCCGTGGACGAAAGATTAGTAATAGTTGGAGCAGCTGATCCGTTTCCTGTGAAAGAAGCGGAAGCATTTGCTGGCTGCGAAATAACTACACCAGAAGAATTAACAATTCCTCCTGAATTGAAAAGCAAGAATGCTCCCCTATTTGTTCCCTTTGCTTTTAACCAAACGCTGTATGTAACTTTCGATGTTGTTGAAACTCCAAGAAGGGACGGACCAAGAAAGCGATTGTCACCGTTTGAAGTCGGCGCGAACCAAATGTTTCCAACAGTTCCGGCTGGATTCGTGCCAGTGGTTTCATTAAACAGTGTCGTAGTGTTAGGAATATAAAATGCCGACGCAAATGTTTCGCTGTTGATTGCCTTATTCACCGCTTGAGACTCAATCAGCAGTCCCCTTGGTTGCCCAATGTTCGTAGGGCTGTAGTCGAACCGAGGGGTGCTGTAATTTTGTGTTGTAGTCGTTGGAAGATATTCACCAACCGATGCACCCGGTTGAAGTTGTAATCCCCAGATATAAATGTTTGCCGATACACCCGGACCGCTAACAATTGATCGTTGGTCAACTCCAACATCAATCGCACGATTTGCTGTGTCAGTCAGAGTGAACGCTGAAGTATTAAACCGTTGCCATGTCTCTGTAACGGAACAAGTTGTGATTGAACTATTCGCTCCGGTGTTGATATTGGTAATTCTCAATCCAACAGATGCGGTTCCTGAAACAGTCCGCATCCACACGCTTCCAACATACTGCTGACCAACCGGGTTTGTTATTGCTGTTACATTATAAAAGTAATCTACGCTCCCAAAGTTTAGTTGGTCTGCCGTCAGTGTTCCGTTTGGGGCAATTGCCACATTAGCGGTAGCAGTAATGCTCTGCGCTCCCCCCCAAGATCCGCAGTTCTCTGAATGCGTCATGAGGTTCGCATTGGCAAATTGAACATACCCACTTGAGTTTACAAAGGTCGCAGTACTGGCTCTGCTGAAGGTCAACCGAGGATCAAGAACACCCGTAGTAAAATCAAGACTGAGCGTGGAGCCATCCCCTTGGTAGTTCGATGGCATCATTGTCGCCCGCCCACCCTTTCGCATACCCATCCCGCTGAATGGGATGAAGTTAGTGGGTGAACTCGTGGATGAGTAGGTATTGCTATATGTCATTGATTCTTTCCAAGCCAGTTGAGGCCTGAGGTTCCTTGGGTTCCGAAGGTTTTCGTATATGCCCGCTCGACCCGTTCGAGTTCGACATCAATATCTCTTTGTTTCCTAGCGATGATCATTTTGTCCACATCAACTGCTACTGCTTTCGCCCAATAGCCCACGGCCATGGAGAGCGCATCGAGTCTGTCATCATGCCTGAGGCTCCCACGATCCCTTGTGATCCTGGTGAGTTGATAGAAGAGCTGATAGGACAACTGCTTCTCCGGCGGTAGCCCCTTGGTGGACTCATAGTCAGCCTTGATGACTGCCGGTTGCACTACGAGTCGATGCTGGTTGAGGATGGGTTCAAGGGTATCGATGATCCGCCGTTCCTTCTGAATGGAATGGCGTACCTCTTCGATAGAGCATGGCCATGAGTCCCGTAGGTATGGGGTCAGGAGCTGCGTGAACATTCCATCCCCGAAGTTTGATTCGACGATGCACTTGTTGACCTTCTGATCCCTGGCAACCTTGGCGAGTGCCCTGAGGTTCTCAGGTGTGTAGCCACCACGGAGTCCACCGGCTGCGGTGAGGTGCATCCATCCATTGCTCATCTTCACGACGGCATACGCAGTTTCATCCTCACCACGCCCTGAGGGGTCAATGGCAAGCACGGATCCTGCGAAGGGTATGAACTTGTCTGAGATGGATATGGGGTTGTGGTAGCGGTCACCACGGAAGCCAACGGCAGGTAGGTCTTCCTCGATCTTCTCCTTGGATCCTGACCACACCAAACGCTCCGGTGCTTGCTCCCAATCGCCACCATAGGCAATGAGATCATGGAGCTTGAGGGGATATCTGTCCTGATCAGCCAGACTCGTATTGAGCATGAACTGAAGTTGGAACCCGCTTCGCCCATAGGAGAGTGCGCGTTCCTGTAGATCCTCTTTGGAGAACCGCTTGGGGTCTGTAGGACTGCCAACGATCTCTTGAGTCCACTCCTCTTGGATCGTGGGTGCCAAGCGACCACCGTAGGCGGTCATCTCGGTCTCTGAGGGGTACAGGGCTGGCCATATGCGGCACTCATAGCCCCGCTCTTGGAGGATGTTGTAGATGGACTCTTCGCTCTGAGGAGTCCCTAGGAAGATGACGCGCCCCCCAGGCTTGATGATTGCATCAACTTCCTTGATGCGCTCCTGTAATTGCTCCCTCATGGTGGAGGTCAGGCTGTTGTTGGCTACCTCCACATCGTCAAGGATCACTACATCAGCACGGGAGCCGGTTAACTGCCCGGTGATACCGAGGCTCTTGACACTTGGAGCATGGCTCGGTGGCGCAGGACCCACATCGAAGGCTATCGCTGAGTTCCTTTGGGTATCCCTGGGCATCAAGTGCTGGTACATGGGCACTACCTGCATCAACTTCCGGCAGAACGAGGCGAACTCATCAGCCCGGTTCTTGGATGCAGAGACAACGAGGAACTGCTTCGTAGGATCCAACATCAATTCATGCATAACGAATGCTGAAGTGATCCACGACTTCCCTACCCCACGGAAAGCAAGCGTTACAGATCGCCTTGGACCCCCTTGGAGCCATGATGCCATCTCATATTGCACCTTGGTGGGCGCAGGGAGCCCAAGTTCAGCCCAGACAAGGTGGAGTCCATTGCGGAAGTCCTTGAGCCGGGGATCTATCTCCATACTTAGGTGCCGGTACGCAGGTCTTCCTGATTATCGAAGGGAAGCTGCTGGGCAAGACGGAGAATTGGGGTACCCGCGAGAGCCACTTGATCCACCTGGTTGTCCTTGAGCATCTGACGGGCAACATTGAGGTCAGCGGGTGTCGCTTCCCCTGAGGCAACCCGGCGCAGCAGCTCATTGCAGAGACTCGCATGGAGGCTCTTGAGGGTTTCCTTGGTGGGATCAGCCATTGAGGATCAATGCTCGGAGGTAAGTGGTTGCTGCACCAGCACCAGTAGCAAGTGCTGCTGAAGTAACGACACGCATACGAGGCATCGTCTGAACTACCTGTGTGTAGTTCCGTGAACCAAAGTTAATACCAACATCCCAACCATTGACAGGAACCTTCAATGAACTTACGGGGACACTCAGGAGCGTAAACCACTCAAGATCATCAACACTTCCTTGGATCTCGATGATTGATGCAGCCGTCGGCGTTACTGTTGCTGTGGCGGTACTAACGATACTCAGTAGAAGCAGCCCAACCGTTGATGAAAGTGGGTTGTATGCCAATGGTGCACCGTAGGCACCGCTGTTAGTGATAGCGAAGTTGGTAGTTTTAGGCAGGAGATACTTGATTTGCATATTTATTTACTCGCTAGGGTGTACTGAAAGAGGGCTGAAACGATGGCAGCAATGACTCCTGCTGCACCAATGATGTACGAGCGTGAATGCTCTAGATGACGAACGCGATTATCTAACTCCTTTAGTTCCACTTGGGCAGCCTGACGCTGCTGTAGAAGCAGGTCGAGCTTTCCCTCAAGGCGGCCAATGGCAAGCATGACTTCATGGTCGAGTTGGGTATTCATGGGAGTTAGGCGATGCGGGTTACGGAGACATATCCCGTTTGGGTATTGGGGACAGAACCACCGGGTGTTGCTGCCATAGTGATCAACGCCACTTGAGTATTTGTGTTGACAGGTAGTGGCTTGAGGTCAAACCCAGCTGTATGGGAAGCAGCGTTTCCTGCCATCGTTCCGTTTGCAGTCCTGTAGATCCCATTGACCCGTATGGACTGCGTTCCTGGATTCAACAGCAGATTCGCGGTCCGGGCTGAAGTACTACTACTAGTAATTGAGATTGACCATGGAATCAGTTGTTCAACACCTAGAGGAAACGAAGGTGTGATGATGAGGTTCGGTGCGGTACCACCGATCTGAGCTACAGGTTGCCAAGTAGCCATGCTCCCGATGAAAGTCGGAATGCCTACTGGAGTTGGTGTTGGTGATGCCCAAGTCGCATTACCCGAGGCATCCGTTGTGAGGAACTTACCTGCCGCTGGGCTCCCCGAAGTAATCTTCAGTGGTCCACCGATGGTAATCGCGTTTGCAGCGTTGTTGGTGGAACCAAGGATCACGGTGCCATTCGTAGTGACCGCAGCGTTAACCGAGAGCGTATCTGTGGCTTCATTACCAACCACTACATTCCCTTGGAATGTGTTGGCACCCGTGAAGGTGTTGGTGCCCGTAGCGGATACCGTGGGGATCGCTGTGTTGGTGAGTTGACCCGCTACGAAACCAAGCCCGGTACCCAAGGAGATCTCAGCCACATTTGCGGGACCACTAACCGCAGGGTTTCCCAGTAGACGGTAACCCGCAACCTGCTGCATCTTTCCATAGGTGACCTTGTTGTTACCAATGGTTGGGGATGGGTAGGAGCCTGTGAGGTCACCAGTAGCGGGACCCAATGGAGCCGCACCGAGCACCTTGAGGGGTGAAGCGGCAGTACCAAGTCCAGATAGGCAGGACACAGGCAGATTGTTGATATCTGTTGTGGTGATAGTGACTGAACTCAGTTTCGTGGCAGCTACACCAGCAGCAGCGGCAGCATCAAGCGATGCATTGGTAGCCAAAGTGACCGCATCAGTGACTTGGCCTGTAAGGGTTGTAAGGGCACCTGTAGTGGCAGCACCAATGTTGGTAGCAGTTATGAGTACCGCACCTGTTTGAGCAACGGGTGCCGCTGCGCCAATTTGGGTACTTACAGATGTAATGGTTTGATTCGCCCATGAGGCGTTACCAGTGCTATCACTTGTAAGAACACGCCCTGCGGCAGGATTCGTTGGGATCCTCAGTGTCCCGTTGACGAGGATTACATCAGCACCTGCGTCACCTAGGGTCACCCCTGCGTTGAATATCTGGGCGACCGAAAAGGTTTTTACACCACTAATAGATTGGGCAGTGTCTTTAGTGACTGCTCCAATACCAGTGGTTGTTTCATCCGCAGTGATTGTTACTGCGTCTACACGACCATTGACGGATATCACTAGTGGAGGTGTGGGTAGCCCCCAAGCCGTGGCACCATCCGCATCAGCGCAGGTCAGCACATGACCTACGACTGCGCCACTAGGGAAAACTGGTGTCGCCGTACAGGTGAGTGTGTCTGATAGAGCATCCCCCAAAGACACATTCCCAGTGAATGATGTAGTACCTGAGAAAGTCTTGTTACCTGTAATGGTTTGAGTAGTTCCCTTAGTGACAGCACCAAGACCCTTGGTTGAAGGACCATCAGGGTCATCAGCAGTAATGATCACTGCTCCACTAACACCGTTGACGCTCTGAACAGGTACCGCTGGACCATCCCCCCAAGAGGCGTTACCTGAAGCATCTGACTTTAGGAACTTCCCGTTAGACCCACCCATAGGGATCTTTAGTGTCCCGTTGACCAGGATCACATCAGCACCTGCATCACCGAGGGTTACATTGGCTTGGAACACCTGATTGGCACTAAAGGTCTTTGCGCCGCTGATGGTCTGTGTTGCTGTCAGTGAGACACCACCAAGGTTTGCAGTAGGGTTTGCTTCACCATGTAGGCTGATACTCACGGAACCGTTAGTACCGTTGACCGTAGTCACGGGAGCATTGAGCGGGTATTCCCAAGCGACTGTGCCAAGAGAATCCTTACAAGTCATTACCTTATTGAGCTCCGGTGCGCCACCACCAGTGAACTTCAGGGTGCCCGTAAGGTTGATGCCGTCATTCGGGTTATCTCCGAAGGTAACCCCTGCATTTGAGTAGAACCCTCCGTTAGCAGTAACTAGGCCGGAGAACACAGCATCTCCATCAGCCTCAATGAATGATGTAAGGCCGCCTGTTGGTGAGTAACCCTCCCATACATGAAGATTTCCATTGCCAGCTCGTTGGGCCTTCACAAGACCTGTTGGCTCAATAGATACGCCGTTAGATCCGTTAGTTCCTATAGTAGTTCCCGATGATGTAACCGTAGGTGCTACTGTGAACTTCTTTGCAGCAGAGATCGTCTGAATAGAGTCTGTAGTAACAGCTGCGTCCGATCCATCGATATTCTTAATCATGGACGCTTGGTAATCGTTCACTTCAGGGGTGACATCACCAGCACGACCCTTGAAGAGATTGACTCCGACACTACCATTTAAGGTGGCTGACACTACACCGGTAGCTGAGTTGATAGACAGACCACTGCCTATCTTGATACCACCGAGCACATCGGCAGTCGCTATAGGTAGCGTTGCATTCTGAGTGACGCTTACAACACCATCGGTGACCGAGAGACCGCCACCAACCTGCATGATGCCCTTCTGGTTTCCAGTAGCAATCGGAAGTGGATAAGCACCTGCTGGGGTATAAGCACCAAGCGAGTCTGCACTAATTGTGAGCGGTCCAGTAGCCCCGTTGAGCATTGTCACACCCGCTGGTTCAGGGGTAGCCCAAATGGCCTTGTTACCTGCCGATGATGTCAATACTTGGCCGTTGGCTGTTGCGCCAGGTATCTGGAGTTCGCCGCCAACAACGATGATGTCGTTTGATGCGGTACCAAGTGTCACATTGTTGCTAAAGGTCTTAGCACCCGTGATCTCTTGTGAATAACCAACACTGACTGCTCCTACATCAGCAGCATCGAGCGTTACAGTAGGTCCCGTTTGGTCATTAACACTAGTAACACCAGTTGCTGATGGAGATGCCCAAGAGGCTACGCCACTAGCATTACTAGTTAAGACCTTACCCTGTAGGTTTGATCCAACATTGTATGTAAGCGCATTCGTAACGACAGCATTGGCTGCTGAAGCAGTGCCACTAAAGGTCTTTACCCCTGCGATAGTCTGGTTGCTTGAGAGATCGACTGCACCTAAACCAGCAGCTGTAATAGTCACTGCTGAACTACTGTCTCCGTTAACAGAGATCACCCCTGTCGGTGGGACAGCAGCCCAAATCACTTCACCGTTAGGCTGAGATGTCATCACATGACCGGAGGCATACCCAGAGCGTGTGTAGTACAACTTACCGGGGATATTGACAATGTCATTGCCATCATCACCTAGGTTGACCGTACTACTGAAGGTAGTGATTGCAGCAATAGTCTGGGGGCTACCAACTAAGACAGGTACACCCAACAAGGCTGGGGTGATTTCTACAACACCACCAGTTGTAGAACCAGTCAGTCCATTGACCGATGTGATACCTGTGGCGGCTGGTGATGCCCAGGATGCTGTGCCATCAATGGCATTACAAGTCAATACGCGACCGATGACTTCATCAGTATCAGAGAGGTTGAGCTTGAGTTGCCCGGTTACGGTGAGGGTGTCCGCAGATACCTCATCACCAAGACCTACGCTCCCTGTGAATGCCACGGGTCCGGCTACAGTCTGCGTACCTCCGCTTGCCCCCGCAGACAGAGCACCAATGGATGCCGGTGTAATGACCACTGTTCCCGTAGAGGACACAGCAGTATCTGATCCAAGCTTGATGCCATTGACAATGGATGACCACGCCACCGATCCATCATTCGTTGAGGAAACAAGTGCTTTACCACTAACAGCAGATCCGGTGACCTTCAGTGGAGCATTGATCTCCACAGCACCCGTAAATGTCTTCTGCCCATCAATGGTCTGATTGGTATCCGTAAGTACTACTGTTGCAGGGAGAGAACCAGCGTTAATGGTTGTTTCTTCCCAATGGACATCACCGGATGTACCGTTTGCTCCAAGTACATACTGCTTACCGTCTGGAGTCTTGTCAGCAATGATGTCGAGACCTTGTAGGAACTTGAAGGATCCTTCAGGAGCAATAGTCGTAGTTCCCGTGAATGTCTTGGATCCCGTAATGGTCTCAGCGAAATTGATGCTGACCCCTGCTCCACCCTGGTCGAGGAACTGATCCGAGGATTCCTGAGATACATACAGGGAGTTCAGCTGCGACATATCCAGGTCTGATGCAGTCAGTACATCACCATCGGTAAAGTTGATCACACGGTCAGCCTCACGCGCCGGTGTGAATCGACGGAGCATCACATTGCCTGGTGTTTGACCATCTGGCGGAATATCGAAGTGGACATAGGTTGCACCGTTGATGGTCACGAAAGACCAGCCACTCGATATCTGTGTCTGATTCACATACACCCGTACATGACTTGGGTCGAGCGGTGCTCCCCCGTAGAAGGTCACCAAGAAGTCATTGGTGCTGCCATTGCCTGAGTAGAAAGTACGGGCGTAGTAGTTCAGTTCATAGAATGCTGGCATCAGTTTCCTCGGTAAAGATTGGCTTTGACATCACGGGCATGAGCCATGGCTTGGGCTAGTTCAGGGGACTCTTTGATTAACTTCTCTAGGGCAGCGCGACGGTAGTCTGATACCTGCCCTCGGATGAGCGATGTGCGGGGACTTGTGATCCCATCGGTTCCCATTTCAGGGAGACCCTTGAAGAACGGTGATGAGATCACGGAGCGCAGTTGGTCACGCACAGTCTTCCCACCTATCTTTACTTGACCCGTTAGTTCCCCATAGCGGTCATAGGCAGACTGACCGTTCTTCAACTTGATCTGCTTGAGATCGATGTTGCCTGGTAGGGTTCGACGGGCTCCACCGACTGAGATCAATGAATCCGATAGAGCACGGTTCACAGGATCCTTGGTTGCCCTGGTACCAATCACGGGGAGAAGAAAAGACCAAGGGCTCTCTGCGCCTTGCAGTGGTTCACCAAGAGCATTACGAGTCTTATCCACTGAGACACCTGTAAGGGGCAAACGAGCCAAGATGGCATCGACTGCGTTACGGGTTTCATAGATAGTGCTATCGGTAAAGACTGCCTCAGTCTGTGCCAAGGCATTCGGTACAACTGCTCCTGCGAACTGACGCATCATCTTGTTTGCAGCAGCCTCATCACCCATGGCCGCTGACATTGCCGTAGTCAATCCACGCAGGTATGACTTGGAAGTCACATTGTTCGCAATGGACATCATGGCAGCCTTAGAGATACCCATGATGATCCCGTTGTCCTCAGGGGTTGGGTCATAGGTGCTGCGGCTGATGTCCACAGTGTCCGCAACGATTCCAAGGAAGGTGGCTACTGGGTCATTGCGTCCAAAGGAGACATACACGCCTCCCATCTTGATGGCATAGGGTTGCCAACCGGATGCA